CTTTCTAAGTGCAAGTGCTTTACGACTTGGTTCGCCATTTGGTTTCTTCATTGGACCTTCCATGCCACCCATACGTGCACAGAAAGACTTACGACGATTAGCTGCTTTACTGTCAGGTGCTAGCTTTGATGGTGGAGTAGTGACTGGTGCTTGTAGATTAGCACCTTTAGAATTGTATGCGTCACGACCCTTTTGTGTCAAACCACCAGTAGATGACTTATGTCCTTTGGCGTCAACTGCATATTCTAACAACTCTACATCATCAATTGTTTCAAACTTTTCCCATATCATTTCTGGATCTAAGTTATTGTGTGCCGCAATTGCCATTACCATTTGTTCAATCAAATCAAATTGTGATTCAACTTCTTCATTCTGAGATGCTTTTAACGCTGCAGCAGTTGGAGCACCTTCACTTCCTGGCTTGCGCATTTTTTCACCAGAACCCTTTTTGATTCTTTCTCGTTTAGCATGGATGTTATCCCACAATCCACGTGTACTTTCTTTAATGCAAGAACCAGATTCGCATGGCTTAGTTCCTGGAACTCTTTTGTATCCAGTCCAGCAGGTGCAGCCAGTTTTTTTAGATTGTTCTATTAATTCTTTAAACGAAAACATTACTTGTCTCCAAACTTCTTAGTTTTTAATAGGTTAGCCTTGGCAAACTCGGCACGATTAACCAACTTGCTTGGTTCTTCTTTACCTTCATGCTTTGTGTTAACAACGAAACCTTCTGGCTTAGATTTCTTACCAGCGATGTGGTGATCATAACCACCTTCATGAGTCTCAAGAGATTTAACCAAATGATTCTTAGCCTGAGCCAAGTGGTGGTGAAGAGCCAGTAGATTACCGTAGTGTGATTTATTCTTTTCCACATGAGCAACCTGAGCAGCACCTTCAGATGTTTTCTCTGCCTTGGACTTCTCAGTCTTTACTTTTTCTGCTGCTTTAGCATGATGGTCAGTAAGATGTTGTTGGAATCCCTTTACGTTTGGGACTTCGTCATGACGAACTGTTTTGTTAATGTAAGTAGCGAGGTGGCCAGAATCACCAGAGTGTTTTGGATGCACAGCATTATACATTGCATGTCCATGAGTGTCATGGATTTCTTTTGCAGCTTTCATGTGCTTTTGAAAGGCATGTTCATTCTCATCGCTATGAGTTACTTTGCTGGTATCATGTTCTGCACCATGCATGTGAACATCTGGATGATCTTTGAATGACTTAAGATCTGGATGAGGACTTACCTGCATAGATCCAATATCATTACCATGATATTGTTGGTGAACAACTACACCAACTTTAGATCTTTTAATTTTATCTGCTTCTTTACCATGAGCAGTATAAGTGATAGTGTTTGGTGTAAAGGAAACCTTACTTGCTTCAGTTAGAAAACCTTCTGTAAGATGATGGTCTTCTTTGGTATGCATTAGATCGCCTTGGTAAACACCTTTCTTTGGTGTAACCTTTGGTAGATGTTTCAATGCAGTTTTAAGTTTGGAAGCAAGACCTGGAGCATGCCCATGGTTCCTATCGATGTCAGCTTCAGTGTGGTTGATCTTTGGATCTTTGTTGAAGGCAGATTTAGTGGCAACGAAAAACTTACCAGTCTTTGGATGATGTCCGAAAACGATAGAAGGTGCACCATCATACTTCATGGTTAGATTGCTTGACTTGCTACCAGACTTCATGTGAGCATGGGCTTGCATTAGTGCAGCATGAGCATGTTCAAACCCAGCATGACCATGCATCAATGGACGATCTTCTGGATGAGTAATATGCTTTAGCTGTTTACCTTCTTCAGCTTCTTCTTTTAAAAATTCTGCAAAGTTTTTCATGTTTCTTCCTATTATAGATCCATCTTGAATCCGATTTTATTACCACCTGGATTACCAGCATTACTGTGGTATTCAAAACTAAATTCACTAGCCTTAAAACCTTTTAATTTATAATTCATTGTTGTAGCATTTTTTCTTAGATTAATATACAACTGCTCAACATTTAAAGATTTACAAATTTGTGTTAGAAAATTTTTATAAGATTTATTCACATTCACTTCATCAACTAAATTATATGCCATTGGTGATAGTATAATACCGCATCTTCTGGCACCAGTTTCATTTAAAATTTTCTGAATTGTATCTAACTTAGCACTTTTATTGATTTTAGAATACAATTTAGTTGTTAGAATATTATTGAGTGCTGTGGCATCTTTATAACTACTAAGCCATTTTTCAATATCATCTGATGTATAATTGCTTGGTTTCCCAATTAAAGTGCCTACTGCGGCATAACCTGTAGAACCAAAATGTTGACTTGCTTTAATAATTGATTCAAGACCATTATTATTTACAATCTCACTAATGAATGTTTTAACTGCAGCATCATTACCAGAGAAAGATTTATCTTTGATTGAATCCCATATTGGATTTAGTGCTGGTGCCGCACCTGCTTCTGCTTTTGCAGAAACACTTAGTTTAACTTTATTTGGATAACCAACATAATAATCAACTAATGGTTCATTACTTTTTGCTGGGAATTCTACAAATGATAATTTTGGATCGTAGTTATTGATGAACCACCATGCGCCAGAAAGTTCTCCGAAATCTTTACCAATAACAGCTACATCTTTATCAGATATGTATTTGATAGATTCGTTTAACATTGCTAGATCTTTCTTATCGCTTTTTGCGAGAAGATCTTTTAAAACTTGTTTGATTGGGAGTTGAACAGTTTTACAGGCATCAATTGCTGCATTAACTGTTGCTAGATACTGGGACTTCTCGATAGTTTTACCACCAAGACCCAGACCATCTGGAGTTAATGCTTTGTTGGGGATAGTTCTATCATTCCCAGGATTGACTGTAGATTTACTTCCTGGCTTTTGTATATCATCGAATTTGACACGACATTTCCAAACTTTAGTACCATGTTTAAATTCAATTGGTACTTTCGTTTCGTAAATTTTTGTTGCTTTAACAGTAATTGGTGTATGTGCAGGAACGATCCCCAAGACAGAGGATATATTTGTTACATCATATGCGGTAGTTTCTTTTTTTATGGTTGTAGCGATGTCGCCCTTGCCATAAAAATGCTTTTCCCATGCTGCTTTGCCAGTAGTTGCCATTCGTTATCCATCAATAAAGTTGTTACTATATTATTTAGGATACTTTTGCTCTGATATACTTGCGATCCCACTTAGCGATCTGTTGAACGATCTTTTGGGGAGATACGTTGTTCCTAAAATCGTAGTTGAACGTCTTCAGGAAGTAGTGTAGGGTTTTTGAATCACGATGTTTCTTACAGCGATTTAGTAAGTCATCGATAGGCACGTTTGGACGATAAGTTTTGAAGTCCAAATATACGCAGTGAGCGTATGCCTGTATCTCATCGAACTCGGAAAGATAAGCACGTTCAGCATCTTTCTTTTCGATTCCGATTTTCTTGTAGGGAACAACGTAGTTGCTCCAACCATCATCTCTTCTATGGAATTGCATGAAGTGAACTAACTCATGCATTAGAGTTTGGATTAGACGATACTTAAAAGCATCCCAGGATTTATCCGTAAAGGGAAATCCATCGAAATATGTAGTATGAATCATCAATACGCATTGACGCTTCTCTGGGTCATACTCACCACCTACAGCTACGTAGGTATCATACAACTTTGAGTTGGATTTTTCAACATTCCATTGTATTTTGCAACGCCATTTCCTGACGTAATTAACCAATGCCTTACTATTATTTCTGCAGGTGTCAAGATCCTTCCAGACTTTTGCAGGAACAAGTTTAGCTCTGAATGGTCGCTCATAGAAGTTAAGCAGTTCCATCCAGTCCGAATTGTAGGTTTCTAGGAATCTCATTGTACCCTAGAAAGCAATTGCTATTTGGCTAAGTGACCCTCCAAAAACGCAAGAACTTTCGCTTGCTCCTCTAAGTTAGTGTTTGCAAACTCAGTAATATAGGACATCAATTCAAAATTAGATAGTATATTGTTATATTTAGTTGCCCGACCTTTTAGAAATATCTCGGACTGGTCGGAACCACGATCCTGATACCGTTGCTTTAGGGTATCATCGGGAACCTTTAGATAGACAACCTGAAGATCAACATTTGGTAGACCCATCACAAACTCTAAGAAAGACTGATTGAAGATTCTATCACCTTCAAATAGGATGTTATGTTTTGTGTCTTTAACAAATTCCTGAGCAACTGGTTGAACAGCCATACTTAAACGATCAGTTCCAGCGAATGTTTCACCATCCTCATACTTACCTAGGATATAGGTATCTATTTCTTCACAATACAGAGCATTGAGTAACTTCTTTGGCTCACACTTTTGCCAATCATAATTATCAATAAACTTACGGAACAGAGTTGTCTTACCAGTTCCTGGTTGGCCACCGACAGCAATAACCTTACGCATTTTGTGCATCCTTTATAAGTTGTTCAAGTTCATCTTTTGTAAATACCCAGACTCTTCCTCGGAATGATGTAACATCCATGTTTGGATCTTTGATCTTAGTAAAGGACATCTTCTGTACGATCTTTTCAGCAGCTGTCTTAGTTAAATTGGATTTGATGTGATCAGCAAAATTAACATCAGCATCTTTTAATTTCATTAACTCATGCTCTTGAAGTTTATGTTCAACCACTATCTGATTCATCTCATAGGTGTCAAGCAGATAATCTAAAGATGCCTTTGGCATTTGCATCGCACTAATTGTTCCTGTTCCTCCACTGGTTGTAAATATTGGTGATATTGCGTTAATAGTTCCGAATGTGCTAGCACTACCACTACCACCTCCACCAGTTATGGTAATTGTATCACCAGCTGTAATTTTCCCTGCAGATATCTTGGTCATGCGAATGCCTCCAGTCCAATGCTAATCTCTTGTTCATCATCAAACATCCAATCAAGTCGATCGATGTTCCCACTATTTACAAATGCCTTAAACTTTTCTTTGTTGATACCAAGTTTGTTATCCAACCTTAGATCAATGGTCTCATTGCGTGAATCCCAAAGAACTTGCCACTCAATACCATACCAACCATCTTTCTCACACTGCATAATTTCTTCTGCTTGTCTGTCAAGATAGTAACCAAGGTATCGCCCATGATGTTCACGAAAGATTTTCTTGAAGGAACACAGACAAGTTTCCATGGTGAAGTAATCTATCTGATTGGCAAGTTTAGGAAACCTTTCTCTCATCTCAACAATAATGCTGTAGCTATGTGATTCAAGATTACCATATTCCGCTCTAGTGAGTTTTCTATCAATATCGTCAGCTTTGCCGAGGGCAAGAAGTAATCCATTACGATGAGAACGGGAACCATCATAATCGTCCAGCATGAGAGAAGTAGGCTCAATAGGAACACCAGCAGTATGCTTGAGGTGCTGTAGATAAAACCAAGTGGAATATCTACCAAATTTATGAAGACTGTTTTTAAGTACAGTCCACAACGCATCAAAGTTTGCTTCCTTGTCGATGCCATAGTAGGTTTCAAGTTTTTCACGTTGAGTTCCAATTCCTATAAATTCTTGATAGGAAGCAAACATAGCAGGTAGATTTCCTTTGTTCCACTTCGTATCAGTTTGATACCTTAGCCTTTTATAATTTGCTGTGTTCCACTGAGTTATTCGTTCAACAGTTGCTAACTCAAAATCAGGAAACTCGTTCATCAATACCCAAGCAGTTGGGAGATGATATGTATTTCCATAAAGCCAGCAAAGCCAAAGACGTTGCTCATCATTATGTTCAAATCGTTTGTTGAGATAGTTCGTTGCCCATACTGCTGGGTCACAATCATCGTATTGAAGTGACCATGCGTACCAGCGGATGAATGATTCTCTTGGGTTGTTTCTATGATCCATAATTTATTATACTATGAAAAGACTTGCAAGTCAAGATTTTGTTTGGTTGCAATATCGAATATCTCAACACAACCACCTTTACCTTTCTTGTGAATTGCATTGTTGATCATTGAGTCATGGTAGTCATAGTCGCCTTCTGCAAAGGTATTGCCATCAATGCGAAAGATCGATAGCTGACAACCACTCTTTTGTTTACCCCAAAACTTAAAACCAATCTTCTCATAGAATCCAACTGCGTCAACCTCTGATGATACTCTAAAGTATTCTGCT